AAGGAACTCCCTGAATTGCTCGCTGAATTTCGCGCGCCACGGAAGCCATGAAAAACACCGACCCAACCGCAAGCCTGATCTGGTTCCTGCTTTGGGCCGTGCTCTTTGTCGTCCTGATGATGGGCAACTACTGCCTCAAGCTCGAAAGGGACCGCGACCGGCTCCACGCTCAAGTTGAGGCCAGCATGCTCCCGCCTGAGGTCGTCATTTTCCGTGGGCCGCTGACCGCTGAGAGATTGGCGCAGGGCTCGTCCCGCCAGGGTGCCACGGAATCCAATTTCTCCAAGCCATGATTGCCGCCCTCGCCCTCCTATCCATCGCCGCCGCCATCGTGCTCGGCATGACGATCAAGCGCCAAATCGCTGCGGCCTACCGGGCCGGATACCGCTCCGGGTTCTTCAAGGGCTACGCGGCGGCGACCAACTTTCAAAAAAACCTCAACCAATAAAAAGCGCCGGTCAGAGGGACTAACTCCGACCGGCGCGAGCACAACTAAGCATATGACCGATACCGAAAACAGCACAGGGGCGCAAGCAAAATCGTCACACGCCGGGGAAGAGACATTCCACCGGGGAGAATACAATCACGCGACCGCCAAGGCTCACGCGATGTTTGTCGGGTGGGTTGAAGCGATCCAGCCGATCCTCGCAACGCATGAAGTGATGTCGGTCGAAGAGGAATTTTCATTCCCTCTTCTTAACCCGGAAACGGAACACCCTTCCAAAACCTTCGTTGAGGCTGGGAAGATTGACGGCATCCTCCGCTGCCGTGCGACCGGGGCCATTAAGGTCCTTGAGCACAAGACCACTTCCGAGAATGTTGATCCCGTTTCTGACTACTGGGCGCGCCTCGCGATGGATGGCCAGATTTCCAAGTACGTGCTGGCCGTGTCACAGGGCGGGCACGATGTCCGCTCGGTCGTTTACGATGTCGCCAAGAAGCCGGGGAACCGGCCACTGAGGGCAGGCAAGCCGAACGAGGAAACGCCGGAAGAGTTCCACGCCAGATGCCTCGAAAACATCCGCGAGGAACCTACCGCGTTTTTCGTTCAACGTGAGATCCCGCGCTCTGATTCCGATCTCCTCGAATACTGCAACGATGCCTGGGCGATCTCGCAGGAAATCCTTTACCGCCGTAACAAAAATCTCTGGCCGCGCAATACCTCGGCATGCACGGCATACGGGCAATGTGAGTTCTTCGAACTGTGCGCGGGCCGGGCATCTGTGGACGGCATCCGGTTTGATCGTAATCCGAAAAAGCACGGGGAACTTTCCATTGAGGAATCCGGGAAAGACTTCCTGACCAACTCCCGACTGTCCGCGCTTCGCAAGTGCGCCCGCTACGCCTTCCTCAAATACGAGGAGCCTGTTGAACGGGTGGGCGAGAAATCGGAGGCGCTTCGCCTCGGATTATCGTTCCATCGCGGATGCGAAATCTACCTGAAAACCTTCATCGGAAAATAATTTATGAGCACAACAAAAAAGAAGCCATCAAAAGCACTGGCTCCAATCGAAACGGTAAACAGCGCGGTCAATCCTAAGCCCACAAAGGCCGAGGTTATCAACGCTCTTGTCCGCGTTCGCGTGGATGAACTCAACAAGGCCAACAAGGAAGCGCGCGACAAGCGAGCGGCATTGAATGAACGCATCGACGCGAAGCTTGCCGACTACGTTCGCAAGACGATCAAAATCTAATCAGCCAGAAACCCAAACCTTTAAAAATCTATGTCCAGCATACTAGCAAAAATCAAACGTGGTGGAGAGTGCCTGCCTCCCCGCGTGTCACTCGCAGGCCCCGAGGGAATCGGAAAATCAACATTTGGAGCGTCGGCGCCGTCGCCGCTTTTCATCAGCCAGGAGGACGGCTTGACCGGCCTCGATCACGTCGCACGGGTGAACCCGGAGACGTTCGCGGATGTTCTCGCCCTTGTGGACGAGATCACCGCAAACGGATCGGAGTTCAAGACGCTCGTGATTGACACGATGGATTGGCTGGAAAGGTCGATTCATTCCTACGTCTGCCAGCGCGACGGCAAGGCCGCAATCTTGGACTATGGCTATGGGAAGGGGTACGTCGTGGCAGAACAGGAGCTTGTTTTGCTTCTCTCGAAACTCGACGCCCTGCGCTCACGGCAGAAAATGGGAATCGTTCTCCTGTCGCACGTCCATATCAAGACGTTCTCCTCTCCAGATGGTAACACGTGGGATCGCTATGAGGCTAAAGGCCACAAGGGATTCACCGGCATCCTTCGCGAGTGGCCGGACGCCTGCCTCTTCGCGGTCTATGAGGTCTTCAAGACCAAGGAGAAGGGCGAACAGCGCGAAAAGGTCATCGGCGGGGATCGCATCATTCACACGCAATGGTCGCCGGGATGGGACGCAAAGAACCGCCTCGGGCTCCCCGAGACGCTCCCGCTCTCATACGACGACTTCGACGCCGCAGTCCAGGAGAACCGCCCGGACAAGCTCCGCGAGCAATACGTTGCCCTGCTCAAGACAGCCGACATGCCGGCCGCTGACCGCGAGAAGTGGGCAAAGGTCGATGTCGCAACGCTCCCGCCTGATCGGATCAAGGGCGGAATCGCAAAACTGAAAACTCTGCAACCCGCAAAATAATATGAGTGAAGAAAACACACGTTACGTTGACCGCGCCGGGGCCTACGCCTGCCGCGTCAAGAAACCCGGCAATGGATGGTTCGGCGAACAGGGGGAGAACAACACCCCGTTTATCCGGATCCCTTGCTTTGTCACCGACGACGGCGACCAGGACGGAAAAGAGATCGTCTTTTACGCATGGCTGACCGACAAAGCCTTCGATCGCTCGATCGAAACGCTGTGCAAGGTCTTCCCTGAATGGGACGGCGACCTTGAGGCATTGGAGCGCGGGGACTTCACGTTCGCCGGGCTCGACTGCGAGATTGTCGCGGAGGCGGAAACCTACGACGGCAAGAAGCGCGTCAAAGCAAAATGGCTGAATCCCCTCGGCGGTGGCGGCGGGAAGGCGATGGATGCCGGAAAGGTTTCCTCCCTCATCTCCAAGCTCGGCCGGCGCGCGAAGGCTATCGCGAAGCAGGCCGGGGCGGGAACGCCGACAACACGGCCAGCGCAGGCCGCACAGGGACCAGCGAACGCGGTCACGGGAGACGACGACATACCTTTTAACTGAGAGGCGCGAACACCTCGTTAAAAACGCAAACTGGAATGTCAAAGAAATGCTTTAAGTGCGGTGGGGAAAAGGAACTGAGTGAGTTCTATAAGCACAATGGAATGTCTGATGGGCATCTAAATAAGTGCAAGGAATATGCGGAAATCCGCAAAGCTAAATTTTAACCCTTTTTCCAAATGAACGAAATCCGCTTCACCCTCCAAGTCGAGCCCAAGAGCCTGCAAAAATCCGGCAAACGGATGGTCATCCGTGGCGGGAAACCTCTCTTTTTCAAAAACAAAGAGGCCGAGGAATACCAGCGCACAATCAAGGTTCTCGCGAAAAGTCACATTCCATCCGAGCCGCTGACCGGCCCGCTGATCGTGGATTTCATCTTTATCATTCCGCGCCCTGGTCGCCTGAATCGTAAGTCTGATCCTGATGGCCTGATCCCATGCCCTGCCCGCCCTGACCGCGACAATCTCCAAAAGGGCACACAGGACGCTCTCTCGGATTTCTGGATTGATGACGGCCAGATTTTCGACGGGCGCACGGCTAAGTTTTACGCGGAGCGGGGCGGCGATCCTCGGATCATTGTTAGTATTAGGAGCGCGAGCGGGGAACAAGAAGCACTTACTCGTCGTCCGAACACCCAAGGTCACGAGCCGCTAGGAGCGGAGAAAGGCAACGATAACCAAGGGAAACGGAACCGCTCCTAGCGGTTTCGTGGACCGCCTTGTTCGGAAAAATTTATGGATGCGATATTTGAACTCAATGGATACGAGAAAAACCGCGAATATGAAAAGCTCGCGGACATGATGCTGACTCAATCGGTCGTATGCATCCTGGACTACGGGAAAGACTGCCGGGACGTGGCGCATACGCTATGGAACCCAACGCAGGACGGTCGTGGAATATGGCAACTCTCGGCGCGTGGAGTAACCTACATATACGCTTGGGACCGCAACGACTTCATTGGTCAATGCGCCCGACAGAACGTGGATATTATTTTTCCGAACACCAGGATGAGCGGCCACTAGCCGCCGAAGAAAATCTATGAATACAAAATCAGAAGTCCCGGCGGGTAGTGGTTCGCTCGATCCACTGTTCGACATTTTCCGAGAAATCCAAGACTGCGTGGAAAATATGCCATGCGGAGGCATCGGGAAAGATGGTCCAACGCAAGAGGAACTAGACGAGGCTAGCAAGGAAGGACATCCGGTAGATGGAGACTCCATGCACCATCAGGGGCAGCAAACGTGGCTGATCGCCCAACGCGGAATTGATATTTTGTCGAACGCAGAGATGAGCCACCACCAGAAGCCGGGGGAAAAGGCATGACAACCACGCTGGATAAAGTCCCGGCTTCTGGTGGTTGTGCTCCATCGCCTTGTTGGCCCCTTTCTTGGCGTCACCTCGAC